TCCTTTTGTTTGTTACCGTTGAATCAATTATAATTTAAAACAAAGTTTAATCCAAGCACTAAAACATTTATTTCAATAATTTTAACAATTACAATAATTTAACTAATATTTGAACTATATTACCTACCATGTTATTATATGAATGTGCCATAAAATCTAGGCACTTCTGTTATAGTCTATAACTTTATAACACTTTTAGAGGTTTTTTATTTTATGAGTAAGTTTTATAGAACCGAAAAATTTAAACAATTACAACGTGACTGGTACAAAAAGCTTTACGATGAAGGTTTCGACGATCTCGAATACTTCTCATTTGAACATTCCGCAGGTCAAGACGGCATCATTTATGACAAAGTAAATTTTAGAATCATAAATAAATTGCGGCATATGAAGCTTAAAGATTACCATAATCACACAACAGCTACTTATCAGCACTACACAGCACTCAGAAATTTTCTGACACATGCTAATCTACGCCCTTCTCTCGACCGTAAGTTACTGGAATTGTATACAGACGGCGTTACTTATCGAAAAATCACTGAATATTTACGCACTTTCATCTGTCGCTACCCACCCTACAATAAAAACAACAGAAAGGTAGCTCATTACTCGATCTTTTGGGTGCATAGACGCTTACAGGAACTTAAAAAGAAAGCCTTTATATGGAATGCTACGCACTCTGAGGGCATACTGGACTTTGAAGATGACAAAATATTATACTAACCAGCACTCCCCAGCAACTACCCAGCATTGTATAGAAACTACACAGCACTGTATAGTGCCAAGTTGGCACCATTTTGAGCATTCTTGGCACGAATATTGTATAGTGCATACCCCATGCCAAGGTACAGAGCTAAGTAGTGCTAATCAGCAGCTACCCCCTACCCCCGTCTACCCCGTGCTGCAAAGTGCTGAAAAGTCGATCCGGGCGGTGGTGCTAAAAGGAGCTATATAATATGACAGAAAAAAAAGATACTAAACGTAGACTAATTAAGCCCCAGAAAACTGAGGTAGTCCAAGTCGTACCAGGCGTCGACGCACTTATGAACGATGCTCTATCTATCATAAGCTCAGAGCTATCTAAGTATAAGTCCAAGTCAGTACGTGGAATAACCTTAGACCTCAAAGAAGCCCGAGTAGTACAAGGCTATATAGAGTCTCTGGCTAAGCTTAAAAAAGAAGAGCGTGAAGCTGCCCGCCAGCATGATCTAAGCAACCTAACTGACGAAGAGCTTGCCCAACTAGCTGGCGAGGTACTAGGCAAACATGTTAAACCCAAAGTTATCAACACAGAAGCTAAAAAAGTGGAACCGCCCAAAGATGACGAATAAGTGCTTAGGGTACCTACCCCACAAAAAAATTTTTGCGCCAAAAAGTAAAAACAGGCTAAGTAGTTGAAATCATATAAAGCTACAATTTTTACTTGAGAAAAAAAAGCTATTCCGCCTCTAACTAACTGCAATAAGGAGAATATATGAATTTTTCAAATAAAGAATTAGAAATTATAAACAATATAATAGAAAGTCAAAACATAGACATGTCTATATTTTGTTCTACAAGAATAAAGAGAAATATACAAGAACCGTCAGTACAATTACTTGGAATAATCGATGAAGAATCTGTATTAATAAAAGATAAAAATGGTAAGAAATATATAATATTAGATCAAGAATTGCAGAATTTTGAAAGATATTTTTTTCTAACCATGGTATTTTTAAAAGATAAAAAAAGCTATTCCGCCTCTAACTAGCTGAAAACAGGCTAACAGCGGAAAAACAGCGCTTTATAACGCTATAATATTAACAAGGCTATAAAGCCTAAAAGTGAAACGGAGCTATCAATGAACCAACAAGACATCAATGAAGCCTATGCAGCACTATGCACAGAGTACGGCAATCTAGCTATAAGCCTAAAGCGCATCAAAGAAAAGATGAGAGCCGTCGAGCAAAAGATGATCGCCTTAGACCAACTAGTGCCAGCCCTACTAAAAAGCGCTGATAAGCCAAAAGAACCAAGTAAACCATCAGAAGCTAAACCATCAAACGCTAAAACCTAAAAGCTAAAAAGGAGCTAACAAGTGAACGACAAACTAAAACTAGTCATTAGAATCAGAAAAGCCACTGAAGAAGACATTCCCTTCATCTTCAACTCCTGGCTAAAATCCTACCGCAACTCCATGTTCGCCAAACCAATTGCCAATCAAATTTATTTTACCGAGCACCATAAAGTCATAGAAAACATTGTAAAACACAATGAGGTTCTAGTCGCATGCTCTAACCAAGACCCTAGCGAGGTTTACGGATACTGCTGCGCCGGACGAGTAGATGGCATATTCTCAGTACACTACGTCTACGTAAAACATAGCTTTAGACGTATGGGTATCGGCAAAACCCTACTATCTAACTTTAACTACGACCCCACCTTAGCATCCCTATTTACCCACCACACTCGTATCGGAGACAAGTTAAGCCAAAAGTACAACATGATCTACCACCCCTACGTTATCTACGGACCATCGTATCTTAATAAGGGCACCATTAAGCCTCAGCAGCAAGTAGAGCTAGAAGTCAGCGAAGAAAAAATAGAAGAGGCTTCTGAAACTAAGGAGTAGACATGAGCGAGAAAAAGGATATAGAAATTCAAAAGCAGACCTTAGAGCTTACTAAGGAGCAAGTATACTATGAGCGCCTACTCGAAGACGGAATAGATCTTAAAAACCGAACTATCCGCTTTACAGGAGAAATTGAAAGCGGCTCTTTCGACTTCGTAGATGCCGCACTAACCATGCTAGAAAATGATAATAGCAAAGCCATTACAATCAAGATAAACTGCCCAGGCGGAGAAGTGTACGAGTCTTTAGCCATCATTGGACGCTTAAAAGCCTCTAAATGCCGCATCATTACTGAAGCCTATGGGCACTGCATGAGCGCAGCCGTGCTTATCCTAGCCTGCGGAGACAAAAGGCGCATGAGTCACTATAGCTGGTTAATGCACCACAAAGCCTCCTACGGCTTAATGGGAGACCACGATAGAATCGTAAAAGAAGTTGAGCAGATGAAAAGAGAAGAGAAAGTATGGGCTACCTGGATGGAAGAGCTTACAGACAAAGACGCAAAGTACTGGGAAAAAAGCTGCGAGCATAAAAATCTATACCTCTCAGCCGAGCAATGTCTCGAATTAGGGGTAATCGATGAAATCATCTAATAATAAGCCTAAACAGGTAGACATTGAAAAGGTTGAAGTACTAGTAGACCACTTTTTAGACGTTATAGAAGGTCTGTTAAATACTATAGACCATATAGCCGATGTTAATACAGAAACTCGTGACGGGCAAAAGGTAATCGAATCAGCCCGATTTAGAATGAATATTAGAAAGCTTAAAGTTAAACTCTTAAAAGACCTAAAAAAGAACATGGAGATTAAAGGAGACTAAAAGTGGATCTTCAATACTTTGCCTGGACCGGCTCTACCCTACTATCGTTTTGCGCATTCCCCCAAGTCGTCAGATGCTGCCTCCAAGGACACGCTCACGGCATTAGTTGGACTTTTTTACTAATGTGGCTTATAGGAGAAATATTCCTATTAATATATATGCTACCCAAAGGCGATATTCCACTAATTGCTAACTATTTGCTAAATATTGTATTTTTAGCTATAATTATACGGTACAAGGTTAAACCAAGGAGACCTAATGACTGAAAAAACTGTATCACAAGATTTAACCCCTGAGCAAGAAGAAGCCCTAATTGCAGCTAAAGAAGCAGAGCTTAATATTGAAGAGCAAAAGAAAATAGCTAGAGAAGCATATCAAAAACTTAAAAAAAGACTTAAGACTCAATCTAAAAATAGCTTAATACAAATGCTCATCGAGCAGACATCTAACTACCAGCAAATGCAACTTATTGCAAAGCAATTATTAGCCGAAAATAAAGCGCTAAAAGGAGAATCAAATGCCCAACTTAATAATAGTACTAGCGATGCTACTATCGACAGCAGCGACGCCAAGGAAGAATAACAAGCAGATAGTACTCCATACAGCCAATACGGTAAACTTCAGAGGTGCAGTTACAGCAGACTCAGTTACAGCAATACAGTTAAAAATTGATCGTCAAGCCAAAAGACTACACCGCTCTAAACCGCTATACCTAGTAATAAACAGCCCAGGAGGCTCTATTGACGCAGGAGAGCAGCTAATAGAATTTCTAAAAGGCTATCCAAACGTAAAAGTAGTTTGTATTTTTTGCGCTTCCATGGCACATGCTATATTACAAGCTGTAAATAACGAGCGCCTAGTACTAGCTTCTAGCACCCTAATGGCTCACAGAGCACGACTTAGCGGCATAGGAGGTCAAATAGAAAGCGGCGAACTAGAGTCTCGTCTAATTATGATTAAAAAAATAGTGCGAAGCATGGAAATTAGAAACGCCAAGCGCATCGGCATTAGTCTAAAAAAGTATAAAGCTCGTGTTATAAATGAATGGTGGGTAGTAGGAAAAGATATTATACACTTAAATCATGCTGATCGCATCGTTGAAATTAAATGCACAACCGGATTAATTCAAAGTAAGGAATCTACTACAGTACGAAGCCTTTTTGGATCTAGAACAGTAAAAACATCAAAATGTCCATTAATTAATGGTCAATTATAAGGAGTTATAATGAAATTAAACGAACCTATTAAAAGAATTAACTTATACCAAAGCGTAGAATTTAATAAAAGATCTGAAACCTATTTCTCAAGCCAAGACATTAAGAACAAGCCTAAAGTAGAAATTAAATTTCTTAATGACATGCTAATTGACATTAAAAATGAATTTGACCATGTAATCGTACCAGTAACAAACTTAAAATGTATACACTTCTACAACGATAGAGACGCTGAGCTAGAATCTCACAATAAAGCAGAAGCTAAAAAGAAACCGAACGTAAAATCTGTGGACATTAAGCGACCAAGATAATAGATGGACAGTTCTAAAAAGCAAGCTTTATTAGCTGAAATTCAAAAACGCAAAGAGCTAAAAGAGGCTGCTAACCAGCAGCTTCTTTTTAATTTTGAGGACTTTTGTTTTAAGCCTCAAGTAGAGTTCTTTAGAGGCTCGGGACCACGATTCCGCACTGCAGTATGTAGTCGTCGAGCTGGTAAAACCGTGGGCATAGTAGCAGACATGATCGATACGTGCACAAATAATCCCGGTTCCTTGTGCTTATACCTAACCATAACTAAGCAAAATGCCAGAAATATTATATGGGCTGATATTATTAAGGTTATAGAAGATTATAAGCTAAACTGCAAGTTAGATAATACTCGTTTAAGCGTAAGATTTCCCAATGGCAGTAAAATAGCTATCGAGGGTGTTAAAGACAGAACAGAAATTGAAAAATATCGAGGATGGAAGCTTAAAAAATGCTACATCGACGAGTGCCAATCATTCAAGCCCTATCTTAAGGAACTAATTAAGGACGTAATTACTCCAGCACTTCGAGATTTACGTGGAAGCCTATACCTAACAGGAACCCCTGGACCAGTTCCAGCCGGAACATTTTTTGAATATAGCCAAAATAAAAACTGGAGCGCACATCACTGGACAGCATTCGACAACCCACACATGCATAACCCTCCAAAACTAGATCTAGAACTAACTCTTGAAGAAGAACGCATGTTATTCGAAATAGATGAAAACGATCCAGGCTACCAAAGAGAAACTTATGGAGTATGGGTAGAAGACCTAGACTCTCTAGTATTTAAATTTAGAAAAGATAACAACACCTACGAAAAGCTTCCAGAAGAGGGAGCATGGTATTACATATTCGGCATCGACATCGGCTTCGAAGACGCAGACGCCATATGCGTACTAGGATACAACACTTACGAGAAGAAAGTCTACCTAGTTGAAGAAGACGTAGTGCGAAAACAAGACATTACTAGCCTAGTAGAGCGCATAAAAGACCTAAAAGACCTATATAATCCAATAAAAATGGTTATGGACGCCGGCGCACTAGGTAAGAAAATCCAAGAAGAGCTTAACCTGCGTCACGGTCTAGTAATAGATGCAGCAGAAAAGAGCAGAAAAGTAGAATTTATAGAACTATTAAATGACGACCTACGTAGAGGCAAGTTTGCAGCATTTAAAAATTCCATCTTCGAAGACGATTGCGCTCGTGTACAGTGGGATCGTGAGTCTAAAATTAGAAACCCAGAGCGTCCAAAGATAAGCAC